AATTCTTTTATATAAATATTTGTTTTTGAAATTATCCACCAAAACTTGCACCAGTTGGTAAAATGTTGAAATCAATTTGAATGAATTCAGCTGTTTTAGTTGGTTGTAAGTAGATAGCTCCTTTAAGAATATTTCTATCAATTACATCTGGTGTGTTATTTGTTTCATCCATTACTACTCTGAAAGCGTAAAGACCTTGTCTTTGTTGGATTCCCTCTAAATAAGGATTAACAATATTTAAGAATCTGTTTCTAGTTTCAGAAGAGTTTTGTTCGAATACTAAATATTTTGAAGTTGAAGCGATATACTTTCTAACAGTCAATAGTAATCTTCTTACGTTGATTCTATCCAATGCTGATGGTTTATCTTGTAAAGTTTTTTGACCCCATACTACAATACCTTGTCCAGGGAACTGGCAGATTGGGTTTACTTTACCTTCATATAATGTATCTCTTTCCGCTTGTGTTAATCTATCTAATACACTTACTGCTCCTATTAAACCACCTCTATTTAAACCTGCTGGTGCGAACCATTCTGCTGCTACTCTATCGTTTGCTGCAAATACGCCAGGTAATAATACTGATGGTGGAACTGTGATTAATTTGTTTGTATTAATATCAATTGTTTTAACCCAAGGATAATAAGTTGCTGCGTAATTAGTATCTAAACCACCTGCTAATGTAGAACCAACAGTTGTAGAAATATTTACATCAGGATCTCCCATTTCTGTAATGAAGAATGCATCTGCTCTTTGTTCAACCATATCAACAATTGCTGTATGAACATAAGAGTGGTCGTTTTTAGTTACACCAGGTGCTACTACCATATTGATATCCCACTCATCTGCGTTAGATAAAGCGTTAATATGTTTCATATATGCTGCTGTACCCGATGAAGTTGAGTTTGATAAGTTAAATCCTTGTGTATTACCTGCTGATATATCACTTCCTTTATAAATTGGAGTTTTTGGACTGATACCATCAAATCCATGTTGGAATGCTACAATAAATTGTGCTCTTGAATCACCAACTTTTAATGAATTTTGTGATGATACATCTAATCCAAATTCTGCATTGTATGCATTAGTTGCTCCGTTTGGAATTGGTTTTAAATATATTTTATTATCAGGATTATTATCCAAATCAATACCAGGAACTAATGTTGAACCAGATTGAGCAACAGAACCTGTTGAAAATGTTGTTGATGGTAATGTATCTAATAATGTAGATGAAGCTGAAATAAAAGAATGATAAGCTTCATGTCCAAATGGAACTGCTTGTACAGGTGCATTCAGATTTAAGTTTTTAATTCTAATATATTTAGATTGATTAACCCAATCACCTTCTTCGGTAATTTTACCAAAAGAATCAATACTTAAGTATCTATCTCCAATTACTCTACTAATAAAGTTTGGAGAATTAGGGTCAAGGTTTACGTTTGCAAATGTTTCTAATACACTCTTTTTCTTATCAGTATCTCCAAATGCTCTAACAAGAACAGTAAATGTACCATAATCTGTACCTGCTACTGCTCCAGCTGCTTTAATATTAGTTATTGCTACTTTTACTTTTTGGTTTGCAGATGCACCTACTCCTATTGTTTCAAATTGGAAAAGGTCATATCTATCACCACTTATTAATTGAGATTTTATTACAGGTGTTTGTGCTTCACATGCTTCGCCTGTACCATAAGAACCACTAAAGTTTTGCTGACCTAATGTATATGCTTTAACAACCGTATTTGAATTAAACGGAACATCATCGTGATTTTTGAAAAATCCATAAACATATGCCGATTTAATACCTGCAACCGATGTTCCAAAAACAGCTTCAACATCATCAGTATCAGATTCTTTTAAAGATGCTGATATTGGTGCTGCTGTTGGTAAATCTATTGTAAATCTACCATCCGTATCAGTTACTACTGTTGTACCTGTTAAATCTCCTGCACTTCCTGATGCGAATAATACCGCTAATGATGAAGTTGTTGAACCAGTAGCAACCGCTAATAATATCGGTGCTAATTCGTTATATCCTGCTTGCCCAACTACTCTACAAATTGTTGCGGTTCCTGCCTCTCTTAAATAATTTTGTACTGCTAAAGGTGTATAATATGTTCCGTCAGCTTTTCCAAACAATGATTCAAATTCTGCTTGTGAATTAACAATTGTTGGAACTGATGGTCCTTCTAAAAATGGACCAATAAATGCTGCTCCTATATCTGCAATCCCTTGCTGTAAAAATGATAGGTCGTTTTCTTTCGTAAATACGCCTGGTGATACTAATTTCTCTGCCATTTTGTATGCTTAATTTTAAAAATTTATAATTCTCAATATAAATATATTTTTTTAATCCAAAACAACAAATTATTATTTCAATGTTGTTGAGAAATGATTATATATTTGTGTAACATCTGTTGAACTTTGTAATACATTATAGAACAATACCGCTTGTATACCTCCGTTCCAAAAAGATGTTCTTGCACTATTACATCCAATTGTTAAAAAATCCGTAGATGCAGGTGCTGTAAATGCCGCAGCTGTGAATGTGCCAATTGATGTACCATCCACATAAACCGTTACAGTTCCACTTGGTTGGAATGTTGCAGAAATCAAATAGTTTGTTCCTACTGCCAATGATGTTGTTAATTGTGCCGAATTACCCAATGAACTACCATAAAATTTTATTCTATTATATGCAGAACTATCAGATGATTCAATTGCCAAACCATAATATCCTGCATAATCAAATATAAATCTAGATGCTGCTCCGATTGATGCTGCGGTTGGTCTAACCCAAACGTGAATTGTACCGGTATTCACATTGAATTGTGAATATCCACCATTTATGTTCGTTGTTTTATCTTTATAGAAGAATTGGTTTGTTCCGTTAAATGTTACATAAGATGCTTTTTTAGTTGCACCATTTGTAGATGTTGGGTTGTCACCTGTAATACCTGCTGCATTTGTAACACCTGCGGGTCTAACACCGGTATTCCAACCTGAAAGGTCTAACCAGTCTGCTGTTGCTGAACCCGAATTATAAGATACTGTCTTATACTGGTCCATATACATTCTCAATCCTGTTGATGGAATAAATGGTTGTGATGTTGTTCCTTTGTTATGCGAAATTATTTTATTTGCCAAATACACGTCGGCATTTTCTACGTTTATTGTTACAATTTCCACATCTGAATTTACTATTCCTATATCATAAACTTCTACTTCAGAAATTCCTCCAATTTCATCATAAGTTAAAATCAAATCGCCGATTAATATGTTTTGTATATTTTTAAAACGATATTTTTCAATTTCAGAATCCCAAGCATAAACAGGATGGGTACCCGTTGCTTTAATAAATCCATTATTAATATCATAATATCCACTTGCAAAGTTAAATACTAAATCTGCAACAGTTACGTTTTGTGCATTTCCTGATACATTTTCTCTCATGTATAATGTCCAATCTACTTCAGGACTACTTGGGTCCATATTTTCATCAGGTAAATCGGTTGGCATCCATGCTTTAATTTGGTCACCAACAACTAAATCTTCAACATTAATTTCCGTACCATCTGCTTTTGTTATTTTTGTTCCAAATAATAAACAAAAATCAGGTTGGTTGATTGTATTATAAACATCAACAGCGTAAAGCGTTTTTGTTTGTTTTCCTGCAGAACCATAATTGGTTGCATTTATATTATATCCATCTGCATATCCCATTGTTAATACTGCCGATGCTTCTGAATAAGTTGATTGTGCAATAGAAGCAGGAGTAATAGGTATAACGGTAGGTCCTGTACTAAATGTATTTGATCCTGTTGAGAAATTTGCATTATTAAATGAACAAGTAAAATTTGCCAACTGTTGTTGTACTTTTGAATAGAATAGAGAACCTGTTGATGTAAAGGAAAATTGTGCATTTTCCGTTGTACTTTCAACAATGTATGTGTATGTTGGTGGGGTTACTGAAACAGCATCTGTAGCAAAACCTAGCATATTTGCATTACTACCTGCACTTGCTCCGGCTAATCCTCCTAATGAAACTTGGCCGGTTCTAACTGAACCACTTACTGCTCTATATAAATTACCTAATGATAAGTCTGTTCTTGCCATATATTAATGATTATAATCCATTATAAATATCTAAAAGTTTTTGTTTCCACACTTCTTTATTTGAAAAGTGAGTTATCATCCAATTTTTAAGTTTTTCAAATTCTGTTTTACGGGTTTCCCAATCATCTTTACAAATCGTTTCGTAGGTCTGCTTAAATGTTTCCTTGTCAGTCGCTTTGTATTTATAATCAAGTGGAACGTGCCATTTTTCATGTAATATTGGAAGTTTCCCCCAATCCACTGCTTCAAAAATTCCATATCCAAATGGTTCATATTCAAAGCAAGAATGAGATATTCCCCAATCAAGTCCGTAGAACCTTTCCTTATATTTGTAATCAAATTTATAAACCTTTGATTTTTCGAATCGGTATCCATATTTTTTTCTATAATATTTGTTAAAGGTTTCTGAATTTGTAAATATAACGGAATCCAATCCATCAATATATTCTACATTTTTTCTACCTTCTACTCTTGCTGCGTACCCTATTTTTGTACTATCATTTAATTCCAAATTTTGTGAAAATTCGTAATAATTAGAAATATGATGTAAATTTTCTGTTTGGTAAGGAAAATTATATAATCCTATCCAAATTTTATTTTTTATTTTATTAATTAATTCGGTTTCCCATTCCCAATTTCCGTACCAATGCAAATACTCATCTTTTTGCATTTGTCCAACCATTGAAACTTTTGTCAAATTGTGAAATACAATTGAATCAATTTTATCTAAATTATTATGAATTGCGGTTGTTGGTGTATAATGACCATGTAATATATGTATTTTTCTTGCACTCTTTAGGATTTTATCAATCTCTAATTCATTTGTTTCCCAAATGTGGTCAATATCAATTGGAAATTCTTCGTAGTTATCAGGCTTTTTTCTATGGAAAAGAAGAAGTGGCTTCACTTCTAAATGAGGTGCCACTTCTTTTATCCAATTAGTTACCCATATATCAGCACCGCTGTTGAACCAAGGGCCTCCAGCGGTGGTGTAATAAACATCATACATTAAATTATAACCCTTTATTATTCTTACAATTGTTTAATTCAATTTGTAATTTTTCTATTTGTAGTTGTTGTTCTTTAATAGCCTCAACCATAAGACCCATCATCTTAGCGTAATCCAATCCTAAATATCCATCTTCTCTTTGCTTAACAACTTCAGGTAAAACTTCCTGAACTTCTTGTGCGATGAGACCTGTTGTTGGTGCTTGCTTCATTACATCATCTGCCAAATCATTCCAAGTCCACTTAACACCTCTGATTTTTTTAACTTTATCTAATGCACCATCAATTTCTACAATGTTATCTTTAAATCTCTTATCAGAAGAATAGTATGCTGTGATATCACCGGTTGCTGTTATTGAACCATTGATTGTTAAACCAGCGAATGTTGGTGAGTTGCCCGTACCTACCGCTTGACCAATTGAAATAGAACAGTTATCACCCGTAGTTGAACCCAAAGTAACACCTGTACCTGCACTTAAACTTCTAACACCTGTGTTTGTAATAGTTACTGCTCCCGTAGCACCTGATACCGAAATACCACTACCTGCTACGTTTGAAGTTACACCGGCATTTGTAATTGTTGCGGTAGAACCTTCGCCTGGCGTATGTGATACTGATATGCCTGTTCCTGCTGAAACATCCGCCATATAGTTACCAGTTGTATCGGTTCCTAATGCTACTGAATTTGCAGCAATAGTTGCTGTACCTGTTGAACTAATTGTGATATCACCCGCTACCGTACTGAATATTGATGAAGAATAGTAAGGTAACATAGAACCTGAATTCACAGATAATGTTCTAGTTGTTGAAATATCACCACCACCATTTAATCCCGCTCCTGCTGTAATACTTACTTCGGTATGGTCTATGTGTCTATTTGCTACATAGTTTGTAGTTGCGTTATGGTCTACTTGCGAAGAACCTGATATAGTTCCTGCAGGTAATAATGGTGTTACTTGTGAAGAACCAGAAACGATTCCACTCGTACCTGTTATAGTTGCTAAAGTTATTGAACCACCTAATGATGTTGAAGTACCTGCAATCGTTATTGCTGAATTTGCTAATACTCCACTTAATACTCCCGTTGTACTACTATATGTTAAATCAATACCACTTGCACCGGTTGTATCTGATACGGATATTGCTGCTCTACTTCCACCCAAGAAATGTG